CCAAACGTCGCTGTGTGCAACCAACTGAAGGTACTTGGTGTTCAGGAAATAAAACTTTCCTTCACCAGCCAACGTACCGTCAAATGTTACAGGACAGCCCTTGAACATGAGGTTCTGGAAACCTGCATCTGCTACCTCAGTATCGGTGTAGCGGATGTTCTGGTCCAGCAGAGCCTCATAGGCTTCGTACTGGTTTTGGCCTGTGATAGCAATGGTCGGCTGGTCATTACCAACTGAACAGTTGTTATACAGGGTCGCCATCGACGCAACAGTAATTGCTGCGCTGCCTTGATTGGTGACCGCAGACCTCCACCACGAGTTGTCCGCATCGGTAGCATCAATGCCACCGGGGGAACCCGTGGAACCGACCAGAGACGAAAGCCCCTCCATGTCCTTGCTGCTGTTTCCAGTACCGTTGCCGAAAAACATGGTGTTCATGTTCTCAATGATTGTTTCCTGCGTCTGGAAAATCTTGCCTTCCAGCAGGTCAATAATCTGAGCCTCACCGTTGTTCTTCGCTTCTTCGATACCGCTAATCGTCACAGTGGCCGCATACTGCTTCCAGTCATACTCAGCGGCAGAAATGCCAGTCTGAGCAGTCGTGGAAATAGTGTCCGTGCCGCTGTACGATCCAGCCGTGCTATTGGTTCCATAAATCACTGGAACCACAATCTTTGCACCACCCGAAATACGCCGAATCGTCTGACCGTTCGTCAACGCATAGAACAATGGCCTAGCGGTGAAGATGTTGTCAGTGAGTCTCGGGACGTAATTCTTTAAAGTAGTGGAAAGAATCTCATCAAAGTTGCTGTTACCAGCAGCCATAAATTCTTACCTCCATAATAGTTTACGTATGTTGCTTCTTGGCAAGGTTGAACGCTTCACGAAGCGACGACACCTTCTCAGGAGGGGACTTGTCAGACACTGCACCGCTTTGCCGAGAACCACCCGACTCCACAACAGCAGCATCACGCTTCGCCTCCAAACGATCCTGTTCCTGCTCCAACTTGGACGCCCTGCCTGCAACCTCGTCGTACCGCATATGTGTCAATGCGGCCTCCAAGTTGCCTATCTTGTGGGACATCGCGTGCTGTAACAGTTCTTGACCGTCAAAGTCGCCGTATCGCTTCTTTAAATCGTCAACCTGCTTTTCAACAACCTGTTTTCTACGCAAACGATCCTGTTGCGCAACCTTAGCCTCCAACTCATTGAGCCGCTTCTTGGTGGCTCCATCAGTATCCCAATCGTCCATATCGTCCGATTGTTCCACCACTGGTGCTTGTACCCCGAATGCGTCTCCGAGAGCCTTCAACGTCCCCGCTGGATCACTTTCCAACGCGGACGCAATAGCCTCAGCCTGCTGTAACCGTTTACGTTCGGATGCCAACTCCTGCGTCTTACGGGTGTAATCCGACTGTCGCTGATATCCGTCCCGAAGTTCCTGTAGACTGACCTCTTGATTGTCCCCGTCCACCGTCACAGTGTACGACTCATCAACAGGTTCCTCAGAAACCTCCACCGAAGACTCAGGATTGTCCACTTCCGTGGATTCCAACACATCTTCTGCCATTTTATTTTCTCCTTTGGAGTCCGTTAAAATTGGTTGCTCCTATACCATGGTGGAGTTTGTCCCACTCAAAAATTTGTGAGATCAAAACCCATCTGGCCTTGTAGTTGTGCCAACAACTCTGGCGGCACACCGCCCGTCGGGGCAAACGCCCCTTCCGGTCCTGCACCCACTTGTCCCGGTGGCAACATGGGAACCTGCGGGGGCGGCGGTGCCGCCCCTTCCGGTCCCGGTGCACCCTGCGGGGGTGGCTGCATAAGAAACTTGTCAGGATTCTTGATACCGAAGCCTTGCTGCAACACATGCTTCGCTAACGCAAACGGATCAATAACGGTTCCGACCAGCGGACCCAACGCGTTCAGCAACGACACAGCCTGCTGTTTCCGAATCGTGTCATTCATCGGCTGGGTAGAACCACCCTCCACCGCGAAATCATATTCACCCACAATGTCATCTCGGCTAAACGGTACAAACAACGAATCGCCACCCGGTGCAGCAACTCTTGCCATCTGCTCACCAGTCATGTACTGTTGCAACACTTGCAACACCCGGCGAGCAATCTGTGTAATCGACATTTCGATAATTGCCAGTTTGTCCGCTGCACGCGCATTCGCTGCATCAGCGATAATGGATGCTTCCGTCGCTGTGCGACGAATCTCAGGCATCTGCCCCCGTGCATATTCGTTGACACCAGACACCATGCTGATGTCTTCCTCAATGATTGCAGACATGTTATATATTTCGGGCGACAGCGGAATCTGCGGCATGGGGACTACAACCTCGGATAGAGGCTTGTTCTCGTCCACAACCGGCACCAACCGGCCATCGTCGTCTGATTCCAACGCTTCACGCCCCGCAGGCCCAAACGACCGCTCATGGTACAAATATTTGCGGGCATACCGTTTACGGGCATTCATCATTTGGGAACGAGTCTTATCCAACTCTTCCTGCAACGACTCAATCGCTTCCAAGTCGCCCATCGGGTAGAAATAGTCGGGAATGTCGTAGTTGCGCAGCATCACAAACGGTTGACCATATGCGTACGGCATCGGCACCGGGTCCAACAAGAACTCGTCACCCTCCTTGGTGCACACCGACATTGTGTTATTGGGAATGTCATAGTATTCGTAGATGACTACACGTTCTTCGTCCCCCAAATACTCATCCGGGTTGTTAGCGTACGAATCGGGACGCATCGGGTCCACATACGAGTCTGCTTCCAAACGCCTCCGCACCGACGGCTTGAACCGTTTATCCTGTTGCACATCCTCCAACGGGCGCACAATACGTTGCGCAATCCACTGGATGTCTTCCATGCAGGTTGCTTCCGGGTCAACGATCACGTCAAACGGGGACACCCGTTCCGCAAACGGACGATCTTCCACGACAGCCATTTCAGAATGTGGTACACCCGCTATAATCTCGCTATCGGTAGGCAGCCCACCAGCAAGGTCAGGGTTTTCCATAGCGAAAACGTCTGCCTCAACCATCGCTTCCTGAGCCATAACGTCACGTTCCGGGTCAGACAGCGTTCTGTCTTGTTCAACGAACTTCCATCCGACCTTGATCCAGCCATGACCAAAGATGAGAAAGTCTTTCACCGCCCGTTTGAACGGGGACCTAAAGTCGTAATGCCGCCACAAATGGTTGATGACAGCCTCAACGAACACGGCACGCGTCTCGTCCTCCTGCTGATTCGGAGAAACAGTAATCTTCGGATGGTTAACCGACACCGATGGGGCGATAACGTTCACTGTCGAAAACGCTAGATTGACAGCGATCAAATCCTCGTTCATTGCCGTAGTCGAAGGCCAATGTTTCCCTCGGTACAAGTCCAACAAACGCCGCCACAAGTGGTCGTAGCCTAAATCCTCACGCCACCGCATCGACGCGTCAAGGCGCCGGTTAATGACCTCTAACTGTTCAGCGCGAGTTTTTCGTGGCATCCATCAAATCCAATGCGGGCTTCGTTCGGGCAACTTTTCTATACTTCGCCCCTGAGACTTTGCCTCCGCGTACACTTTCGCTTCGCGTTCGTTGTTCGTCAGATTCTGCTCGTCGGGCGGCAACTGAGATTGGTAACCCCGACCAATGTCGAATCGCACGCCAAGCAGTTTTTGACGCCACGACCACAAATCCCGTAATTCTACGTCCGGTAACGCTCCACGAAGACGAACCGTGTACTCACGGAATTCGTCATACGTGGCGTCCGGTGCAAGGACCGGCACCGTTAACCGGCGTTATGGCCGCGCAAACGAGGCTGCGGATGAACATTAGGCTCAACCTTGCCGGTGATCCCATGCTGATTGAACGGTGTTTCACGATCAGTGATTTCACCGTAGCCACCAGTCTGGCTCGCATACTTCGGGTCATCAAACCGCTGCTTGGGCGAATTCATGCCACCCGGCTTCCAAACCGGATTTGCAACTACGGAATCGCCGCGTTCCATCCGGTTATTTTTGCCAGTCGAACCATCGACCGTTGTCGAAGCACTCGTGTGTGCAACGTTCCTAGCCATCAAAAACCTCCTAATAGGTACCTATATACTATGATTAGACTGTCCCACGCACAGTCGAAGCCCCAATTTGCAACGCTTTTTCGCCCCGGTCATTCTTCGTAATCATTCGTGCAAACCAGTCCACCGTCCAATAATCGTCCGCCGCAGGCGCATATTCGGGCATAAACGCATACTGGCGCATCTCATTCGCCAACGCCAACGCCATCACCCGGTCATCATGCGGGGAACCATTCATCGACCCCCGCGAAGAACGCACATAGGTGCGTAATTCCGCCATCGTGTAACGATCAAAAATGTCTAATTCGCCGCCACGCAACGCCATACCCAAATCGTCAATCAACAACGGCTTCGTAGTCCTCGTCGTCTTCCAGCCAAACTCCTGCGACACCCTCGTCGTCGCCTGATTCAACGTCCGCTTCCTAAACAGATTCGGATACCCCAAATGACGCAACTGTGTAATAGTCGTCAAACCATGATTGTTTGACTCCACGCAACACAACGCATCCCGATACCACAAACCCAACATATAGATTTCGTGAGCGAGTGTATCCGGCGGAATATGTCCATGCCATACAGCGCACTGCTCCCCAGTGCGCACATCCAACACCTGCACACACGAATAATCGCCGTGTATCAAACCCTCCGCCGTATCAACCCCCATGCAATACACATGGTTCGGAACAGGCTCAAGCCAAACTGTGAGCATCGCGTTTAAACTCCACAACTCTAGGCGTCAACTCTTGCAAAAACCCTAACATGCCGGGACGTATCCTCGCAGACATCTCCTCCAACACATCCAAGTCAAACACCGGGTTACCCGACTTGACAAACGCCTCCTCCGGCGTAGACGGATACTCCTGAGCCAACTGCCACGGCAACATCGAAGCCTGCTTATCCGCATACCAATCCTCATTACGGTCCCCCGTAGCAGACCACGGAAAAAACATTGACTCAAACTTGTTGGAACCCGTCTGAGCATTAACCCACAACTCGTGAAAAAAGTTGCCAGACCCATTCGCTGTAGACAAACCAATAATGCGGCCACCCACATCGGCAACAGGCTCAATAGACGCCCACGCCTCCTCAGGGTTCGGCAAAAACGCCCACTCATCCACAACCACTAACGTTGCAGACTCACCACGGGCAGGATCAGAAGCAGACGGCATCGACGTAATCAACGAACCATTCTCAAACCCCATCCGTTGCTGATGCTCCATAATCGAATCAGGGCCACGCGCCAACATCCACTCCGGCAAATACTTAAACCCATACTTGGTTTTACGCAACAACAACACCGCCTCGCGTTCCGTGCGAGACAAATCAATAATGTTTTGGTCATCGTGAAAAAACGCCAACCAAAACTGGTGCGCAGCAACCAACGTAGACCACCCAATCTGACGGGCCTTCAACGTCAACGAATACCTGTACTTACCCCAATGCTTAACAGCCTCCGCCTGTGCATCACGCAAATCAAACAACATGCGGCCATGCGCAGGATGCGCAATAAACCAATACTTGCGCAAAAAATATTGTTCGTCACGGACACAACGCCGCCACTCAGCCTCCTGCCGCAGTTCACCCAGCCGACTCATCAAACAACCTCAATAAAGATACATTCACCCGGACACTCCTCAGCAGCCTCAATACACGCCTCAAGATCCGCCTCAGGAACCGACGCCAAACCCGACCCCATCTGCAAAGCAGGATCACCCTTCGGAGCACCATCAGGACCATAAATAGTCGGCCAATCAGCCTCCTTCACATATGCCAACCCGTCATCGTGCATATCGAACAACGGTGGACAAATCTCTACACAGATACCGTCACCTGTACACAAATCCTGATCTATCCAAACCTTCACGACGACTCATCCCACAACCACTCCCGATCAGCCTCGGAATCAGACAAACCATCATCCTCAGGCAACACAGAACCCCTGATTATGATAACGGCAGGAACCGGCGAGGAGTCTGACGAACCTCCCCTAACAGCCACCACAAAACCCCCCACAGCAGCAACAAGAGTAGCGACAGCAACGAGAACTTTTGAAACATCACCCACACCTACTGGCAAGAGTCGCAAACCTCAGGGTTTTCCAACCCGCAAGTCAACACCTCAACATCGTCCTCGTACCAGCCCAGCAAATCTTCCCAATCCTCAGTCTCCTCAGGAATCATCGCTGCCCCCTAGTGCGTCCACGCCCAGCAGCACGATCAGCCAACAACGCCCTCCTACGCCGAATATCACCCACAGCACTACCCCCAGCAGCACCCATATCAGAATCCGATGCAGCATGTGCAGGCGAAGCACCACCAACCAAAGCCCCCAAACCAGCAACACTAGCCAACGCACCCCGACCAACCAAAGGTGCAGCCCGCAACGCAGCAGAACCACCACCCGTCACCGCAGCCAACGCCGCCATAAGCAACATCTGGTCAATCGTAGACAAACCAAGCGACTGCCTACTCTGCTCTATAGCAGGAGCAAAAGTTTGCTCCATAGATTGCTGACCACCCACAGGAGAACTCCCAAGAGTCTCCCTAGCCTTCCGTATCCCCTCCCTGTTGCGCTCCACCTGCTCTGGCGGCAACTCTGGAACAGGCTCATACGGAGGCGACCCCAACGGCCTCTCAGGATGGGCACGCCCCAAACGAGGCGGCTCACCACTCGCAGCATGTATCAACATGGCACGATCAGCGGAAGGCAACGCAGAAAACTCCTCACCCACAGATTCCTCAACGTCATCCCACAAATCAGGATCGGCAACAATATCGGGGCGTCGTCTATCCACAGCCCGATCCAACGCTCCTGAATCTAACGCCTCCCTCACAGCGTCCTCGTCAGCCGTAATGCCACCCCACCTAGTCTCACCCTCAACTCGGTCGATCAGTTCAGCCTCCTCCAAAACAGCATCCACCACTGCCTCTGGGTTTGCAGCATCCCAACCGATTGCCTCGTAGGCTTCGTTCTCAACCCACTTGACAAACCGCTCCCAAGCATCTCTATCAATCTGCAACGGTACACGACGCGGCCCAGACCGCACCCCCATACGACCCCGAACAGGACGAACCCTAGCCATCCGACACCGCCCTCAACTGATAAACCTCAGCCTCCAAAGCATCAACCAACTCCGCATCAGACAAACCCTCAGCATCCCTATCAGCATCAACCACCAAACGCCGCCTCGGCGTAAACTTCTCCACATACTGCAAATACAACGAAGCAGCCTGCACAGAACCATTCACCGCCTGCGCATGCAACGAATCAATCACCGACTGCGTACGCTCAGGATGAATATTCAACTCAGCAGCACGACGATCCCACTCCTTCGCAAACCGCTGATCCCGCTTCACACGACGAATCGAATCCTCGTGTAGACCCCTCTCAGCAGCCCACTCACGCTGCGTCAAAGGCTGCCGATCCGGCCCCCGCAACAACCAATCCAACAAATCAGACCACCACTCGGGCATAACCTTCGAACCAGTCTCCGGGTCAGTCTTCCAACCACGGCCACCACCATTCTGAGCCATCGCACACCTCCTATAAACACCCAGCATCTGTCCCAACGTTACAACCAGATGACTAAAGTGTTACAATCATGTTACAACATAGACCAGACCCGTCAAAACCCCCAAACATCCATGGGACAACCCCCCACTATAAGTAGACCATGGCATGGCATGCCCCGATCAGCCACATGCGCCGCAGAAAGCGGCACCCCGGAGGCTGATCGGGACATGGTAAGACTACACCCCGACACAGAAACCCAAAACCACACCCCCCGCCCCCCGATATCTACACATACATATAACT